TACGACCCTACACGAGTTGTAAAATTCGGTGAGTAAGAGGTGACGATATGAGCTTATTGCTACGACGTCATTATATCCAAGAGGAGCAGGCTAGCCAGTATTCTGATTTAGAGAATAAGACTCTAGAAGAGTTGAAGAATCTAGCTAAAGAAGCTGGCATAGCTGGCGCCTATAAGTTATCAAAAGCCGAAATTGTAGAGGTGTTGGAGGATTTAAAAAGTGAAATTTAAAATCAAACAAGATTTCTATGATTGGGAATCAAATGTGAAACGACTGGTAGGGGAGGAGCTTGAGATTACTGAGGAGCGTTATGTTAAGTTGGCTGGCAATTTTGCTAGCAATGGTGTCGCTATCTCAGATGTTCTTGAGGAAATTCTCCCTGAACCTGAGTTCTTAGAAGAGGATTGATATGTCTATAGAGTTGCTGAAGAAAATGACAGGCGAAGAAGATACTCGGCTTCTCATGTTGCTCCAAACGAGGGCTACAAATCTTATCTTATCAGAGACTAACCGCACATCTTTGACACCTGCTTTAAGTCTCTTAATACCTGAGGTTGCTATCGAGCTCCACAATCGCTCAGGAGCGGAAGGAGAGCATTCTAGGACCGAAGGTGGTATAGCAGTAGTCTACGGAGAAAACGGCCTGTCTACGGGTCTTTTACAGCGTATACGCATGCACAGACTAGCAAGGGTGGCAGGCCATGTTTTTGAAGCAGAGTAGACTGAAGCCTTATCCGATGCGACGGTTTGAAAAGACTGTTACAGAGGAAGGTGTCGCAAAAGAAGGATATGCCAAGGAAGCTGAGACAGTCCGCCTTGAATTGTGGCCAGCTAGTAGCAAGTTACAATCTGAATTGTATGGCGAGCGTGTCAATGATATTTTGAACGCAAATGCCAACAAGTCAGCCACTATCAAAGTAAAGGATGGTGTGTGTATCGATAGCCAGACAGAAGTGACTCACAGGGTTATTTCTAAGAAGGTCTACACATACCATCAAGTTTTGGAGTTAGAGCGTGTCAGAGCTACTAGGGGCAGATAGACTCATAGCTAAGTTCAGAAAGTTGTCAGATGTTGCGCAACGAGACATTGTTTCAAAAGCAGTTCATCATGCAGCTAAAACCATTGTTCAAGCTGATGCAAAAAGACTAGCACCAGGTAACAATGGAGAACTTAGAAATAGTATCAAGACTAGGGTTAAAATGGACGGAGATAAGGCTATAGGTGAAGTTTACACCAACCTTAAATACGCTCCTTACGTTGAGTTTGGGACAGGGCCAATAGGACAAGCTAACCATTCGGGTATCTCTCCAGAGGTCAGTGTGTCTTACAGGTCTAGTCCTTGGTATGTGCATGAAGACCAGATCAATGTAGGACCTTACCATTTTCAAAAGATTGGGGAGTTCTACAAGATGTATGGTCAACCTGCCCAGCCTTATCTTTATCCAGCTTTGAGAGACAATCAAGAGCGTGTGTCTAAGAATATTTCGAATTATGTGCGTAGAAAGATAAGAGAACAAATATAATGATCAATATCAAGCCTGTTATTTATAAAGAATTGCAAAAGGTCGCAGATAATGTGACTGATACTTATCCTAGCGATTGGGAGACTTTCCCAGTCGTTATTTTTTTGGAAGAACAAAACAAGCCGGGTGATTGGTTTGACGACAAGGAACAAAAATCCTCTATCCGCTATAAGGTGGATATTTTTGATGATACTAGCACTAGTGAGTTAGCTGTTAAAATCAATCAGATTTTTGAGTCTTTAGGTTTGCGAAGAACCGACTGCCAAGACGTACCAGATCCGTCTCATTTGAGACATAAGGTCATGCGTTTTGAAGGTGTCGTTGACTTACACTCAGAGCTTGTTTTTCAATTTAGAATGGAGAATTAAACATGTTAGCAAATGGAATTACGTTAGCTTATGGTACAGCTAAAGGAACTTATACTAAACTTGCTGGGTTGAAAGAAGTACCAGAGTTTGGTATTGAGCCTGAAAAAGTAGAGAACACTACTCTTGAAGATAAAGTTAAGAAGTATGAGTTCGGTATCGGTGATGCAGGGGAATTGGAATACAAATTCTCTTACAAGAACGATAGCGCAACCGCACCTTATCGTATTTTGCGTAACGCGGCAGATAACAAGACAAAACTTTTCTTTGAGCAAACTTACCCAGACAACACTAAAGTTCATTTTGAAGGTCAAGTATCTGTTAAGCTTGGTGGTGGCGGTGTCAATGCCGTTATCGAGTTCACCCTTAAAATTGCTTTGCAGTCAGAGTTGGAATTTGTAGACGGTCTTGGAGGTTAATTAAATGGCGTTAAAATACACAACTTGGAAAGTTACTGATGAAAAAGAGTTGAAGCTACGTTTGACATCTCATCAAGCTGCAACTGTGGAAGAAAAAATCGGCATGAACTTGTTAAAGATTTTTATGCCTGAAGCTGGTGAAGAATTCACTTTACCGCCTTTGAAAGTTATGTTGTTGTTAGTTCATGGAGCCTTGCAGCAGTATGAACATGGGTATTCCTTTGAGGATGTCTACAATCTATACGATGAATATGTCGATAACGGTGGAGACCAAACGACCTTCATGACAGAGGTTTTAATGCCACTCTTTGAAGTATCGGGTTTTACTCCACGAGGAAGCAAGGCCAAGAAAACTTCCAAGAAGAAAATGACAGTAGTCGAGTAATCTTAACGGTAACGCAGATTATTGAGAGGCTTTATCCTATGTTCTTAGACATTGGGGGTAAGCCTCTTGATTTTTGGGATTTAACGGTGCTTGAAATCAGGGAAATGATTGAAAGCTACAACCGTGTCAAAATCCAAGAGCGTAAAGAAAAGATTATTGACTCTTATAGACTTTCGCAGATGATATCCAACCACATTTCCTTATTGTTATCCAAGGATGCCAAGGTCTTTGAGTTCTGGGAATATGCGCCCGAGTTGTTTGTAGAAGAACAACAAGCGGTAGAACAGGAACGACAGAGACAAGCACTTTTGTTGCATAAGCAACAGATGCGTGAATTTGCAGAAAGACACAATCGCAAAAGAAAGGAGGAAATGAATGGCAACTCTTGATGAATTGAAGGTCATGATTGACGCTGAGATAGCGCCTTTCAGGAAGAAGATGAAAGAAGTCGAGAATCAGGTCAAGGGGACATCTGACCAAGTGAAGAATGCCACTGCCAAAGTTCGTGAACAGTCGAACTCTATCGGTAGTGCGTTTGGCAAGCTAGCCAAGTTCGCTGGCTTTGCAATCCTTGGTAAGAAATTGCTTGATGTTGGGATGTATTCAGCGCAGACAGCTCTTGAAGTATCAGCGTCTATGAACCAAATCAAGCGACAGATGGGCGAGAGTTCGCAATCTTTCTTAAAATGGGTTAACGATAACGCTAACGCTATGAATATGGGTGTGGGTGAGGCGACCAACTACGGTGCAGTCTACTCAAACCTATTTTCTGGATTCATCAAAGATACCAACAAGTTAAGCGCCTATACTGCTAAGATGTTGCAGACCTCAGCAGTTGTTGCTGAAGGTTCAGGGCGCACGATTACAGACGTTATGGAGCGGATTCGCTCAGGTCTACTAGGGAACACCGAAGCAATTGAGGACCTGGGAATCAACGTCAATGTGGCTATGATTGAGTCTACTGAAGCTTTTAAGAAGTTCGCAAACGGACAGAGCTGGCAACAGTTGGACTATCAAACCCAGCAACAAATCCGTCTTATGGCTATTTTGGAACAGGCTACAGCCAAGTATGGAGATACCTTATCCAACTCAGTCAACGGTAGTATCAGCCTGTTTAAGTCGCTGATGAAAGATAGTGCATTGAATTTGGGTAATGCTATGTTACCGATTATCAATGCGATCATGCCTGTCTTGAACTCTTTTGCTATGGTTTTGAAGAACGTTACGGCAAAACTCGCTGAGTTTATCGCTTTGATGTTCAACAAGAAAGCGACAGTGAAAGATGGCGTCGGTGGAGCAGTTGGAGACATGGGTAATGCCATGAAAGACGCTGCAGGCGGAGCAGGAGACCTTGCTGATGCAGTGGACGACGCTGGAGATTCAGCAGGAGGACTTGCTGATAATCTTGGAGACTCAGCCAAAAACGCTAAGAAGGCTGCTAAAGAATTGCTTGGTCTAATGGGATTTGATGAGATTAACATCTTGCAAAAACCAAAAGACGACGACGCAGGCGGTTCTGGAGGCGGTGGCGGAGGTAAAGGTGGTAAAGGAAAGGGAGGCGGTGGCGGACCTTTCAAAGACATCTTGCCAGAAGTCGAGTTGACCGACATGGATAACCAATTCAAGAGCATTTTCGATGGTCTTGGAGATAAGTTAAAAGGATTGTTTGACTACCTAAAAAAACTTTGGGACTTATTTAAAAAAGGTTTCTCTCTATCATTTAGATGGGATAGTATTGAAAGATTAAAGAATGCACTACAAGGTATCTGGCAATCTATTAAAGATATCTTTGAAGATGGTACGATTTTACAAGCAGCAGCAAGGTTTGGAGAAAAACTAGCTTTTGCTTTGGGACAAACAACAGGCGCTCTCGCTAACGTAATCATGGGTATTGCCGTCTTTATCGCTGAAAGTCTGAATAAATCACTTAATGAAACGAAGCTAGATATCAAAGCATGGTTAATCCGTATGTTTGATATCGGTGGAGAAATCGTTGAAAGTGTCGGAAATATTGCTCAAAGTATCGGACAAATCTTCTACGATTCAATTACAAGTGAACCTGCTACAAATATGGGCGCAGGGTTAATCAGCGCCTTTACATACGCTTTTATGGGCGTGCAAGAAGTCACCGCTAAATACACAAGAGATATTATCGGTGCTATTGAAGAGACTATCACCGAAAATCAGGCTGGCATAACAGAAATGTTTACGGGTCTTTTTAAAGCTGTAGAGCCTATTGCTCAAGCTTTATCAAGCTCTATGAAGAAGCTTTTTGAAAGTGTTAATCAAGTATATGATGAGCATATAAAACCTTTGTTTGAATCAAGTTCTGCCTTGATGTCAGATGTAGTTGGTGCTTTTGTTAATGGGTGGAATGATAATATTCAACCTGTTCTTGAAAAGATAGGCCACGGTTTCGCCGATACAATCAAAAACCATATTGAACCAGCTTTAGAAAAAATAGGTGGCATGATTGGGAGTTTTGCCGACTTTTCTAAAGCGATAAATGAAGTTTTCGGCCCAGTCATTTCCTTTATTGTAGAAAAGTTAACGATTGTGCTAGCCCCTGCAATTGAATACATAGGAGAAGTTTGGCGTGTTTTATTTAACACTATCTCTGATGTGATTGGTGGTATTGCTGATATCATCAAAGGGGTATTTGATGTACTTACAGGACTTTTAACTGGAGATGGCGAAAAAATCAAAGAAGGATTTTTGAGTATATTTGGCGGATTAAAAGATATAGTAGTTAGCGTATTTAGTGGCATTATTGATCTTGTATCTGGTGTATTGAAACTTCTTTGGGACGTTGTTGTCGCAATATTCAAAAGCATTTGGGACGCAATTGTAGCTATCTTTTCTGGTATCGGGTCTTGGTTTGGAGAAAAGTTCCAGGGTGCATGGGACGCTATCGTTAACATCTTCAGTAATCTTGGCTCATGGTTCGGTGATAGATGGGCAGATGTGACTAATGCGTTAGCAGAGATTGGCTCATGGCTGGGAGAAAAATTTCAAGAGGGCTGGGATGCAATTAGCAATACATTTAGCAAGTTGGGTTCATGGTTTGGTGATCGTTGGAACGAATCTAAAGACGCGCTCTCTGAAGCAAACACTTGGCTTGGAGAAAAATTCCAATCTGGTAGAGATAAAGTGAATTCAGCTTTTGAAAAAGTTGGCTCTTGGTTTGGTGATAGATGGAATGATATCAAAGGTGGAGTGAAAGAAGCTGACACATGGTTCGGAGAGAAATTTGAGAGCGCAAAAGAGAAAACTCAGAATCCTTTCCAATCAATCGGTTCATGGTTTGGAGACAGATGGAAAGACATTCAAGACGCTTTGAAAGAAATCCCAAACTGGTTCAAGAATTTGTTTAATGACGCAATGGAAAACGCCAAAAGCATTGTTAAAAGCGGTATCGATAAACTGAGAAGCTTCTTTAATTTTGATTGGAGTTTACCGAGAATCAAACTTCCTCACTTTAATATATCAGGTAGCTTTAGCTTGAATCCCCCTAGAATTCCATCATTCTCTGTAGATTGGTATGCACGAGGTGGTGTATTCAACTCACCTAGCATTATCGGGGTTGGAGAAGCTGGTCAAGAAGCGGTAATGCCTCTTGAACGGAATACAGGTTGGATTTCTACTTTGGCTCAGAAAGTAGCTGAAAGAATGCCTGTTAACAATGCCCCTGCAGGCTATTCATTGCCAGCTGGTGATATTGTTATCCAAATCGCAGGCCATGAGTTCGGTCGGGTAGCAATCCAAGAAATCAACAAGGAACATGAACGAGCAGGTCAAACCTTGCTCAAGATTTAGGAGGTTAAATGGCACAATTGACAATCAATGGGGTGGCTG